GAAAGATACTTTTCAGGCTGCCTTGGGATAACGGCGCAGCAATAGTGTTTAAAAGGCGTTTAAAACGCGCGAGAAACGCGATAAGAGAATAAGGATAGGGATAGATAGCACCCGCGCAAAAAAAACGCGCCAAACGCGCGTTTTTGGGGTTATTCAGTTTTAGCTGATTAAGCTGGCAAAATAATCCTGCACATCATCCAACAAATCTTGCTTGTCTTGATTGGTTAATTGCAAAAATGGGCGCGCAGGGATATAGACTTTGCGATTACGCCCCGCCCAGCCGCCAAATTGGTGGATAGCAGCGTAAACCATATTCGTGCCCACCAGCGCGGTGTCGTTGTCTGATAACTCATCAATGCTTTGCCGCAGTGCGCCCGTGTCGTTCAGCGGAATGCCGCTGCGATACTTCAACGCCAACCATTCAGGGCGGCCGCCCTGTTTAAAATTCTGCGCCACCGCATAGCGCATCGTGCCCGCCAGCCGCCGCATCAGCAAATAGCGGTTGTCGCTTACGCCGCGCGACAAGCGTTCTATTTGATTTTGCACCACAAAAAGGTTGTCTATTTGGATTTCAATCATCTTGTTTCATGGGTTTAAATGGGGTTAAAATGCCAACAGCAAGGGGTAGTTTCCAAATGGTAACGGTTACGGCGCAACAGCTTGCGTTAGTATTATGTGGGTTCGAGTCCCAACGCCTCTTGTTGCTCAACGCAAAACAGCATAAAATCAAAACAACCGTAAAGCATGGGTTACCAACTGGAAAGGGAGCGGCGCATAAGCACCGTGTGATCCTGTTCGAATCAGGCAAAATGCTTTACGGTTTTTTCCATAACACATCAAATCCGTGCAACAAGCTATCCACTTGGCTTTGCGTGCTGGCAATCGTGCCTGTGTTGGCAATATTCACAACGATTTGCTCTTTCTTGCCCGTTATCGGGTGTCTGCTCTTGGTTTCATAATTCAGCGTTACCACCAATTTTTCCTTACCGCCCGCTTGGGAGTAAACAAAAAACAAGGCTTTTCTGTCTTGCGCATCATCCAGCAACACCATTTCAGGCTCTTGCAGCTTTTCGGGCAGATTTTCCCAAAAGGTTTGCGGCAAAGGATTGGTTTTGTTGTTTCGCAGCGCGTGTAACACACGCTCATCGCTCATTGCAATAACGGCAGATTGCGGCTCAATTTGCCGTTTCGTCATTTCATCTAACACGGGCAAAGGCAACGCTCCCACATACAACATTTGCCCCCGCGCCACTTTATCCGTCATTACTTTTTGCACCAACGCCGTGCTTTGTGCCACCAAGTTTTTCATGATTTCAGGCTGCTTCAACGCCTCCCCCACCGCCATGCTTGCCAGCCGCGGCGGCAAATCCACCGCCCGCTCCATCTGCAACTGTCCCAGCTGCGCCAAATGATTTTTGCCCACATTGTTATCAAAGCCTTTATCGGGCGTGAAACTTCTGCCATCGGCAAGCGTGATGCGCGTGCGCGTGTGGCTTTGCCCCTTGCGGTTGGTTATCACCATCTCGCTAAACTGCTCGGGGCTGCTGTGCGACACCGTCAGTCCTGCTCGCGCCACATCGCGCGGTGCTAACGCAATCACATGGCAGCGACAGCGAAAGCCATTAGGCGGATAAAAATAATCCCAAAATGGATCGTCAATCGGATACACCAAATCATCCAGCGCCCGATGCGCAGGGCGCGTGCGCTCATCGTTTATCGCGCTGTATTGCAAATAAGGGCGCGCGTCTTTGTTCTCTTGCAGCTTTTGCCAAAGGCTCGCCATGCGGGCATTGGTCATTTGGGTTTGGAAAATGGTTTGCAAACGATGGCGCGTTAAGCCTGTGCCCACCACTTCGCCCGTGCTTTGCTGCACCATATCGCCTGCTTTATCCAAAGCCAGCCCACGCTCGCGCAGCATCACCATAGCATTTTTGCGCCATGTGGCAAACGGCGTGCCTTCCGCCGCGCTTTGGCGCAAGCTGTTCAATAAATCGCCCACAATCTCTTGCTGATAAATCCCCGCAATGCTGCGTGCCTTGGCAGTCGCTTGGGCAAGGGCTTCGCTGGCGCTGGCAGGCAAGGGCAGGTTTAGGCTATCAAAATAGCGCAATGCGCCCTCGGGCGGCAGGTTTAGGGCTAGGGAAAGATTGGGTTGCATGGTCAGATTTCATTCAAAAAAGGGTTTAACGGCATTTTCAGGCTGCCTCTGGCAGCAAAAGATTACGGCTGCGCGCGCCCCCACAAATCCGCCACAAACAACACCCGCGTTAAAGCCTCTTGCAAGCGGCGCGTGTCCAGCGTGGGATAGGCGGCGATTAAGCGGTGTTCCACCGCTTCATAATCTTCGCCCTCCGCCAGCGCGCGCCCCAAATCTTGCAGCATGGGTTCAAGCTGGGCGGCAAACTTCGCCTCGCGCAAATAATCTTCCACGCCGTTTTCAAACGCCACATCCCAAGCAGGGGCAACTTGCCCATGTGCATTCAGGGCAACATGGCGGTAGTTCAATGCAGCAGGCGGTTTGTTGTTTTCAGGCTGCTTTGGCGCGTCTTTCGCGCCTTTTTTGTCATCTGATGCCCGCCCCAGCAGCATCTCGCCGTCCAGTGCATCAGGAATCGCCAGCTTGTCCCGCGCCCAGCGCTCGGGAATCTGCACGCCCACATCCACCAATTTCGGCAACGCTTCGGCAATCGCCGCCAAATCCGCCGCTTCGCGCGTGTCAAATTCAAACTGCGGCAGGCGTGTGTCTTCGCCAAAGGCAAAGTTCACCCGCAAAAAGGGTTCTAAAATCTGCCGGTTAATCGTTTGCGCCAAACGCCGCGCATCTGCCACCAGCAAATCATGCCGCACTTCATTGTGAATCAGCCCCAGCGCGTTGGTGCTGGCTTTGCCATCCGCCCCGCTGGTTAAGGTTTGCCCCAAAATCAGCCGCGTGGCAGATTTTTCGCACCATTCAATCATGGTCATAAAAGGGTTGTTGCCCGCTGTCGTGCCCGATGCCGCTTGGTGCAGCTCAATCATCATGCCCTCGGGCATAATGCCCGCCGCGTTGTGCCCAATCTCGGCAACAGCGCGCAGCAGGGTTTGTTTTTCCTTTTCCGTTGCCCCTGCGCCATATTTGCCAATGCGAATCGGCATGCCGTAAAGCTCCAAAAATTCAGCAAAATCGTGCGCCGAATAATGCTTAAACATATACAGCCAAGCCAGCGTGCGAAACAGCCCACCCCGCGCCGCCTGCACGCTGCGGTTTTTATGCCGATGCACCACCCAGCCCATCTGCCACAACGGCTCCCCCGTTGGGTTATCGGGTGTTTTGAGCAACAAGTTATCGTGGTCATCCCAGCGAAACCAGCTTTGCGCAATCGGAGTAAAGCGCGCGGGCATATTCAGGCTGCCTTGCAGCTGCCATGTGATTTCCAGCGCGGCAAAGCCATGCCCCACCGCATCCATCAAATCCATCAGCAAATCATCCAAATGGGCAAGGTGGTCAAAATAGCTTTGCGCCGCTTGGGTTAGCTGCTGCTCAGCAGGGCTGGCATCGCGCGGCTCGGCAATGCGCCAATCCAGCCCCAGCACCGCCAGCTTGCGCGTGGAAAAAGCAGCGGCAATCGCGCTGTCGCGCTCTTCCATGTCGGCAAACAACTCATGCTGCGCCTGAATATCGTTGCTCTCGGCATCGTCAAACAGCGTACGCAACTTAGCGGGCGTGATAAAGGTGGAAGGATGCTCCGCAATCACCCGCCCATTGGCGGTAATCCGTGCTTCCTGCGTTTGCCGCTGCGCTTCTGGGGTGGGCTGTTGCGCGGGGGTTTTGGGATTAAATTTCGCTTTTTTTGCCATGTTTTATGCCGTGTTTAAAAGGGGGGTTAAACGCAAAGGGATAAAATGGTTTCAGGCTGCCTTATCGCGCCCATTTGCTTTTGATTTCCCTGTCGTCAAAATCATCATCTGCCGTGCTGTGCCATTCAATCGGCGCAGCGTTGCTGGTTGCGCCCACCCAAAGCATTTGCAGCGCATCAGGGCCATCATCATGCGCGGCTTTGGGAAAATGGCGCAGCTGCTCAATCAGCGTCGCCTGCGTGTCGTGCAGCCAAATCAAGCCGTTTGCCATGTGCGGCTGCAAGGTTTCAATCCGCAGCAGCTTATCCGCAATCGGTTTCACCGCCCGCGCAGGCACAGGGCAGCCCCGCGCTGCGCTGCGTTTCACCAGCTCGTCTTTTAAAAACTCTTGAAACTGCACCGTCTCCACAAACCACAACGCGCAGCGGTATTGCTGATGCAGCCGTATCACATCTTCAATAATCAAATCGGGCAGCCGTTTTTTAATCTGCGCCGCCACCACAAACAGCTTGCCCGTGCTGCGCTGATAGCCGCCCACCAAAATCGCGCTCGGGTCGCGGCTTGCGCCTGCTTTGCCCAAGCTCGGGTCCAGTGCGCCAAAGTAAACCAAATCAGGCGGCAGCTCCGTCCAAAAGCGCATCGCGTTGGCAAAAGGTGCGTTTTCGCTAGACACAGGGTCGTTTTGCAGCTCGCTATCAAATGCTTCATGCCCATCGCGCACGCGGATTTTCATCAAATCCAACACCCCACGCGCCGCCCAGCTGGTTTGCGCTCCGCGCTCCATCTCTTCGCGATTGGCTTCGTAAAACGCCTGCGCCATCGCCGCGCCCGCATTGCCGTTGTTGCGCAAAATCGCTTCCCATTCGTCCCACAAATCCATGCGCTCGGGAAACGCCAACATCGCCTTAAATTTCACGCTGTGCCACATCGGGTTATGCAAAGTGCGGTTGAGCACGCTGTCGTAGTGCAAAATCGTGCCGATATACACCACGTCAAACTTCTGTCCCACGCCGCCCAAATGCAGCACCGCCGATTTCAGCCATATTTCCAATTTATCGCGCTGGGCAGGGTTGCGCACCTGCTCATCGTTTTCAATATCGTCCAACACCACCAAATCAGGGCGAAACGCACCATGGCGCAAGCCGCGCAGTTTCTTGCCGCTGCCTGCCACCTGCACTTTGATGTCGTTGG